AAAATTGAGATACAAGAACCCAAGTTAGGAGCTGGAGGTAAAGCCTTAAACGAAGGAGTTGAAAAAGGTGGAATGGTTGAAGATAAAGGACTTGGCAAAGGCACATACTTTAAGTCGGTTAGTGAAGGTCGTGAACCTGGAGTTACAGGAGGTGTGATTGAAGGTCAAGTGCCAGCAACTATGCTTATCTTGGATCTAACATCACAGAATAAATCGCTATCTCAACTATTTAAAGAACTGGATGTTGAAGGAGTCGGAGCTGTATCAGGAGATAAATTAACTGAAAAACAAAAGTCAGTATTATTTGATTATTTAGCTAAGAAAAAATATCAAGGAGTAAGACTTGATGGATTTGAATTTGGACAACAAGGAGACATGATTTATGTTCCAGACTCAAACCAGGCAAATATAATAATTAATTCAAAAGCTGCGGAAGTAGAAGGACAAGATATGCCATATCAAACTTCTATTCCAGGAACATTTGAAAAGGCAGTATTAGAGCAAGAAGATATATTTAAAAAATTAATGGACGAAAAAGACTATAACTCGATTATAAATGGTAAGCCAACTCAAAATGCTCAAATTATTTTAGATATGATCGCAGAATCTTTATATCTCTATAAAGATAGAACAGCATCATTTGATAATTTTATGAGTCATTTTGCTAAGGGTTTAGATACTGTATATCCTTCAAAATTAACTCAAGAACAAATAGCTGCTATTGCAAGAAATGGCATATTTTTAAATAGTTCTACTTTAGGAAAAGTTTTAGGTGGTAGTTTGTTTAGGGCAATGACTTTGCCATATTCACAGTACATGGGAGCTGGTGCTACAAAGAGAAAAGCATTAAAAGCTGGAGATATAGAAGGAGCAAAAATGGCGGAAATGAGGCAAAAATTAAACTTACAAATGTATTTGAGAATGTTTACTGGAACGTCAAATGCTTTCAGACTTGCTTTGTCAGCTATAAAGCATGATGAAGTTTTTGGAAATATTAATAAAGGCTACATGGAAAATAGTACATATTCAGCATTAAGTAAAAACAAAGCGCCAAAAATAAGAAGATTTGATATGTATAGCCAGCAAGATATAGAAGGAGAAGCACAAAGGATGTTAGGTAAAGATAAAAAAGTTCCTAAAAAATATACAACTGCAACAACAAATCCTTTGGTTCTGATGACTCACTATGTAACTAAAGGTATAAAAGGAGCTGGTAGGGGAGCTGGTTTAGTTGCAACTTCTGGAGCTTCAAGGTTAATGAGTGGCTTAGACACACTTGTTGGTATGTCTGTTGCACCAGCTTATGAATATTCCAGGCTTATGGAGCAAGAGCTTTTCTTAAAAATGAAAGCTGGTTTTGACATGAACGATCCAAGAGTTTTTGCAGAAGCACAAAAGAAGGCGGAAGCTGCATTAACCAGGGCAATGGCTGACGTTGAAATGCCAGATGGCTCAATGGTAAAAGGTGGATTCATGGATAGCATCCACGCTAGACAGGCTGTTGATTATGTAAACTTTACTGACGACATTAAGGTAGATAGAAATAAAAGGACAATGGAGTATGGAATAAGAAGAGCGCAAGAGCTTGGATATACAGAACCAGAAGATATTTTAGAGTTTGCTGAAACTTACATAAGAGACAATGATGAAAATAACTTAGATTATTTTACTGACGCTAGTCAGCCTACTGCTCCTAGTTTCTTAGGCATTGGCGGACAAGAAAACGGATTAGACAGACTAGGTCAAAATCTTTTAAATGCGCCCTCGAAAGGAGTTAAAGATTTAACTAGGGCTGCACCTATTATGGGAGTCGTTTTTCCTACAAACAGAACACCTCTTAATCTTGTTAAATCAGCTTTACGTCATCTACCTTTACCAACAAATAGAATAGTTGATTCATATTGGAGAGATATTACATCTGAGGATCTATTCCAAAGAGAAAGAGCTTTAGGAGAAATAGCTACTTCACAAACATTATTTGCTATAGGCATAGGAGCTGTAGCTACAGGATTAGTTGAATTTAGTGGTCCAGATCCTAGCAATCCAAACAAAAGAGAACTAAACAGATATATGCACAGACCTCCAAATGCAGTAAGGTTTAGGATACCAGGATCACATGAATGGTCGCATTGGTATAGCTTAGATATGTTTGATACAGCTAGTTTTATTTTTGGTGCTGTAGGCGGTTATGTTGATGCTATAAAAAGGATGCCACAGGATGATGCTTTTAATAATGCTTTTGATTCAGACGAAGAATTAAACTATAGCGACACAATACAAGAAGGATTTATCCTGGCTAATGCTCATACTTTTAACACCTTTGATAATTTTGACCAGGCAAAAAATGCTGCTTCTACTATGGGCAGAGCTTTATTATCAACTGTTAAAGAAAATACTGTAGGTTACTTTAGAAAAAGCGTAATGGCTAATGTTGGTAATTTTATAGATTTAATCCAAGAATTAAGTAAAGATGATCTAGGCAATTCTAGATATGGACAAACAGGAAAAAGAAATTTATTTGAAATGACATTAGCCAGATTTATAAATATGCCACTTGCTCAATTAAGAACAACCAAAATAGGATTTGATAATAAGAGATATTTGATACGAGAGCATACCAATCAAAAAGGAGAAAGGATGCCATATAGCTTTGCTATAGATCTTGGTAGAGAAATACTTTCTGGTATTCCAGGATTTCAAAGTAATGAGGGTATAGGACAAGTTGACCTTGATCCTATTTATGGAGAGCCACAAGTATATGATTATGCTTTTGGTGCAGAAAGAATAAATAATCCTTTACTAAGAGCTTTAGTAATGAACATTCATCCTTTAGCAATGTTTAGACCAACTAAAGAAAGAAATGGAATTATATATAAAGAGCTATCTAGGTTGCATGGAGAAGGAGCATATCCAAGATTTAGTACAAAAAATAGTTTAGGTATTCCAGGCTATGTAATGTCTAACCAGGAGTTAAATGAATTTAGACGAATAATGGCTAAAGAAGTTACAAGGGATGGTCTTACTTTATCTCAAAAATTAGAACAATACTTTAGATCAGATGAATACAGAAGCCTACCTGATTACGACCCGAATCTTAATAGGGATGGTGTGCCTAGTGACGCAATATTAAACTCTAAAACTTTATATAAATTAAATGCAGTAAAAGCTATAATAGATGAATATAGATTAGGAGCAAGAGAAATAATGATAAATAGATACCCTCATCTACAGCATGAAAGAAATTTAAATGTTATAAAGAATAAGAAGATAAGCCAAGTAAGAAATGATTTCCCAAATCAGATCGAAGCATGGCGATCTATAGTAAACACAGACGTTAGGACAGGTTAATGCCTTTTGCTCAATTTACTGGTACTGGAAACGGATCTACAAAACAATTTACAATTCCTTTTCCATACGTCAAAAAGGATCATATAGTTGTTGCACTTGGCTTAGTAGCTAATACTAACTTTACTTTTGTAAACGATACGACTATTGAATTTGATACTTTAAGTTCGGCTACATCTACACAAGAAGCTACTGGTGCGCCAAAAACTGGAGTTGTAATAGAGATTACTAGAGATACTCCATTAACTAATGCTCTTGTTGACTTTGTAGATGGCTCTACTTTAACTGCTGCTGACCTGGATACTGCTGTATTGCAATTACTGTATGGAATACAAGAAGCAAAAGATGAAGCTGCTCTTGGTATTCAGAATACACCGCAAGGACAAGACGCACAAAGTAAACCGATAATTAATGTTTCAGATCCTACTAATGCTCAAGATGCAGTAACTAAAGCATTTTTAGAAAGAGTCGGCAGTATTACATCTACACAAATTGCAGATGGAACTATTGTTAATGCTGACGTAAACGCTAGTGCTGCTATAGCTGGAACTAAAATATCTCCTGATTTTGGTAGTCAAAACATTGCTACATCTGGAACAGTTGATGGCAGGGATGTATCTGCTGATGGTACAAAGCTAGACGGAATAGAAAGCGGAGCAACCGCAGATCAAACAAATGCAGAGATTAAAACAGCATACGAAGCGAACTCTAATACTAATAACTTTACTGATGCCTTACTTGCAAAGCTAAACGCTATCGAGGCAAATGCTACGACAGATCAGACAATAGCAGAAATTAAAAGTCTTATAGCTGGTAGTCCTTTGGATGCTAGTCACCTTGCAGCAGACTCGGTAACAAGTTCTGAGCT